TACGTTTGTCGAGCTTTGTCAAGATGTCATTCATTTGCTCAATAACTTCTTGGAACTCTTTTTTAGTAACTACCATTACTTACCTCTCATTTGCATTTCAACAATGTCTTCTTTCGTTTCAATCTCACGCTGTTTAAGCGCAAGCTCCGCTATTTTCGCTCGTCTGTTAAATTCTGTTTCAGTAGGATCAGCACCCATACCTTTTAGGACAGCGGCATAACGATCTGTTTCTGCTTCAACAGGTAGTAGTTGTGTTTCCACTTGATTCTGTTGAATACGTGATACCACTTCTGCTGTTTGCGCTTGAGTGTATTCAAGAATAGCTTGTTCTTTAGCAATCTGAAGCTGTTGCAATTGCATTTGCATTTGTTGCTGTTCTGGATTGGGTTGATTTGCTTGTTGCAATCCTTGAATAATTTCTTCACGATTGGACAAGTTCATGTTGTCAACAATGCTCTGAATTAACAATGGATACATTGGAGACTCTGGACTCATTGTTTGCAACAATTGTACCAACTGTGTCGCTTCATACTCACGGGCAATAATACCCAACGAACTTGAAGCAACAAACTTAAAGTCCTGTACAGGATACAAGTCGGGTGTAAACTGCATATAACGGTGTGCGGCTTTAGTTACAAAGGGCAGTAAGAATGAGTCTTGGAAATTAATCAATGTACGCTTATGACGCTTAATAATAGCACCTAATGACATTGAGATACCTGCTGCTGTCGCATCACCATTGATAGATCCAGGAATACCTGCAGCATCAATAGCACCTGTAGCCATCTGCACCATCTGCTGTAATGTCTGTGCTTGGTTAAATGTATTTGGATCTAAGCGTCCAAAATTAAATGGTTGTAAAATCTCAGCAGGATTACCGTTAGTCAAGATTGCTTTGCCCGGACGTACCTCTAGCTTAGCACCACGAGGGAGCCTAGAAGCGTCTACAGCCATCATTGGATGTACTGTTAATGCCAAAGCATCAATACGAGCACGTAGTTCAGTGTCAAGGGCTTTCTGTGCGTTGTAGCCTTTCTCACAAATACCTCTACCCCAAAAACGTCCAGGGACAACATCCCAAGGGAAGGCTACTACAGGACGATCTTGCATCATGTAAGGATTGGCATCAGCTTTAAGTAAAGTGCCACCATTAGCAATAACAATCACTGCTTCTGTGTATTCTGGTCCTTCTTCATTTTCTTCTACAGATTCGTCTTCTTCACCCTCAGCATTGATAGCGTTTAACAAATATGTAGGCACAAGGCCGTAGTATTTTGTGAGACGTACTTTATCGTCCATGTAGATGGTGAGATCTTGATCAGGTTCAATGTCCGTGTCAGGGGCTGCTACAGCTACTTCAACGTCAAAGTAAATACCTGCTTCCTGTGCTTGTGTCACTTGGTGTAAAGGAACAAACTCATCAATAGCAACACCAAGTGCTTCATCAATAGAAGTTGCTACAGGATCAATTAAGAAGTTTTGAGGCATAACAGGACGTAGTTTGACAAGTGTTCTGTCTGATTCAGTAACACCAACAGCTTCCATACTACCTTCCATAATTGGCTGTGTTGCTGGCTTTAGTTCTTTCACTTCATCAAGAATAATTTCACCAATACCTGTGCCGAATACAGCGGAGTTAATGAGGCATTCAGCAATGCTTTTACGTGCTTGAGCAAACTTCATATCTTCTTCAAGCTGTGTACGTAAAATCTGCACATCTGCTTTCATTTGATCTTGATAGTCGTCTGTAATGTCAAACCACTTACCACGCCCGAAGGTTGCTTCCTCTACTTCAGCAACAGAACTTTCAACAGCTTGTTGCAATGCAGGAGAAATTAGGCGTGAACGTTCAGACGCTCGCATACTATCTTCTTCTGCCCAAATACCACGCCATAAACGGTAGTATTCATCAAACTTCTCTTGATAGTTGGATTCAAAGTGATCACGCCACTGGTTACACTTGTGAATCACCCATCCTTCTAATGAGCCAACGTCTTCTTGGTTGTGATCATAATCCATGTTAATATCCTGCTATAGGGTCAAGTATTTCAAAGTCATCTTCATCATAGTCGTAGAAATAGGCTACCTTTGCCAATTGATCAATGTAAGCCAAACTATCAACTAAATCGTCATGCACTAATGCATTTGGAAACTGAAACAATTCATCCAGGAATTCACTATTCCATTCTCCTTCATTTAATGTTATCGCACCATGTTCAAAGCGTCCTTGCAACGCCCAAACAATTCTGTCCACTTTCTTCTTATTACCGTGTGTTAATTCTTCTACACGAAAGAAGCGTTGTTTTGATTTCATCAAATCTGTTAAATAAGGAAGCACAGCATTCTTCAAGGCTCCCTTTTCTATACCAACAGCAAGAGGCTGGTAGTGCTCTACAGCCTCAAATATCTTCCTGGCTGTTTTTTTAATGTCCCAGCGTCCGTGAACAATGTCAGCCACCCACCATCCATTCTCACTCACTTTCACAATAGAAATAGCTGTTTGGTCAAGACGAGAATTCTTACCCTTACTCCCCTTTCCAACTTCACCAAAACCAGCTAAGTCAACAGAGATGTAAAAATCACCAATCTCTGGTTCTTCATTATCAAACTGCACCCAGTCTTCTTTGAAGATTTCACTACCAAGTGCTTCAAACGATGCCATGAATTCTTGACGGAATGCATAAGAAGACATGCTCTTCTTTGCTGTGTCAATTTCTTCACTGTCAAGCAAGGGATTGTCATACGATGTGAAATGCCAAGCCTTGTACGTATCGTCTTCACCAAAGTCTGCATATTTATACAGTTCGTAGAAGTGATTACGGCCTTTAGGCGTTCCAATGAACAACGCATGACCTTTCTGGTCAGCAAGTGCTGGTCTTAACACTTCTTCCCACACTGACGGCTTCATGTCAGCATATTCATCCATGACAAGAAACTTCAAGCTAACACCACGCATCGTGTCAGGTCTGTCAGCACCCTTCAATGAAATTGTAGCTCCATTGATGAGCTTGATTTGCATGTTATTGACGTGACTGCCTGTGATGATAGGATGTGCAATTTCTAACAATACACCCCACATAATGTCTCTAGCCTGTCCTTGTGTAGGAGCTACATAGAACACATGACCTGATTTACTTTGTAATGCATTAATCACAAGCATCCAAGCGGCTAGGCGAGATTTACCACATCTACGCCCTGCTGCCACCACCTTAAAACGTTCTGTAGCTTCCATTACCTCCTGTTGCCAGGGAAGAAGCTCTACTTTAAGATCGCTCACAGACTTCCTTCAAACAAGTCTTTATCAGGCTCAAGTGATGTATACTGAGGCATACTCTCACCCGTTACATAAGGATCAATAAACATTTGTCCTTCTGGGACAACATCAGAACCTTGTCCGACTTCTGGAGAATCAAAGATCATTGTGAATGCTGGGGCAATGGTGTCATATGCAAACTTACCACCTGCTGCAAGGCTTGACACAACAGGCCCTAAATCTTTTTCCATTCCTTCTGCATATACTTTTTTAGCATCTGTTAAAGCTAAACCAAGTCCTGCAAGTCCAAGTGCTTTACCAACATTAGGCCCTACTAATCGTGTTTCTGGATTAACATTAGACACACGATTCGTCACTTGTTCACGTAATTGATTTCGTTTGTCATAATCAAAACTATATGGATTGCGTCTAGGCTTTAATTGTTTGACTTCTTCTTCAGGAAGGTTTTCTAAGTCTTCTGGATAATATATATTAGGATCGCCTGGCTTACCAAAGACAATCTCATCAGAAACACGTCTAGCCTGACGTTCAATTGCCTTACCTTCTGCTCTAGTAATAAGAGCTTTATGATAGTCACGTGGACTCACTTCTTTAATGCTCTGTACAGATTCTGCTGGATCAAAAGAAATCACTTGATCTTGTGTTAAATTAATTAAAGGACTTTCACGTGTTCCATATTCTCTATTATAATATGACTCAGGAAGCTCATCAAAACCTCGTATTACAATACCATCATATCCTAAGTCTTGTAGACGCTGTCTAAGCTCTGTGCTGCCGCCATATGTTCCTTTTGTTACTTCAATCCCTTGTAACAAATTATTTTCTACGTCTGTCATATTCTGAGGCGTAACAACTAGTGCATTATTAAACTTAGTTTTAATTTTGTATACGCCTTCAGGTGCT